GTCATTCCTATATGGTGATTAGGTTTAAAATCATATGACATTATACAAATACCATTGTCTTAGGGTTAAGGAATATTTCGCGGTTAATGTCTTCTGTATCTGAACAACTGAAACAGGCTGGACCATATACGCTTTTACGATTGTAATGGTTTTTGATAAATTCAGCCTTAGCCTCTAACTTGCGTTTGAAGCTATCGCCTTTTTTAACAGTCTTTAACATTACTTTTTCCATTGGTTATTTTCCTTTAGTTGGTGGGTTGATATCTAAATTAAGTAAGCCGATAGCTTACACGGCTTACCCTTTTAGATACCCTTACTAGAAAACCAAAAACCAATTATCGGCTTTCGCCTATGGTTGAATTAATCCCAAATTGTCAAATAACGCGGCTTAAACAAAAGGCTTAGGACTGATATTTCCGACTTGCTTTCTAACCTAAACGATAACCAAAGCTATCGCATGTTTTGAGAATAACAACATTTTACAGAGTGTCAAACATTTATTTAACTAGGGGGAATTTGTGCCAATCAGGCAAAAATAAAGCCGGAATAAATCCGGCTCTACTTTAGTTATTTAAATAAGTAAGTCTAAGACGAAAGCGACAAAGACTATAAAGCCGATTACTTCAAATACACCCCTCATTTTATGCCGTGTATATCGCGCCAATGGTTCCACGTAATTGCCTGAACATGGCAACCAGTAATCTTTTCTTCCGGCTGCTCGATATCGTTTATAATTCCGGCTGCCGTTACATATGCCGCGCTGATTGCCGCATATTCCTTTTTGCCAATGTTAGATTTACTATCTTTCAGCATGTATCTTTCACCATAATAAATGCTTTTAGCGTGTCCATCTACGCAAACGGCTTCCCGTCCAAAGGAATGCGTTTTGTCACCAGCATATAGAATGCAATCATAGAAAGCCGTTACCTTTTGACCGTTCAATATTCGGCGCAATTCAATAGACTTATTTTCCTCTAAGCATTTTACCGCCTTTTCTTTATTAGGGTTATAGGTTGAAACTTTTACGTCCATTGGATTAGCGCCGTTTACATAAGCAGCACAAAGCCTGTCAGCGTTATCTATATTTTGGCCCCATTTATTATTTGGACTTAGCGCCGATATAACAGAAATAGCGGTTTCAATACCTAAACCCGTTTTTGTGCTTATGTTAGCTGCTACGTCAAACGCTAGCTTATACCATTGCAAGCCATAGGCTTTGGTTTCTAGCGGCGCTGAATAATAGACGCCTAAAATGTTTAAGCAATCTAGACGCTGTTTGATATCTATAGTTGTTTTCATTTGGTTACTTTCTTTGGTTAGTTGGTAACGCAAAGAATAGCTAATTGTTGCTAACTGTCTATAACTAATTGCTTTTTTGTTTAATCTATTAGAGGGTTCTAGTTGTTTAAGCAATCAAAACCAGCCCAGAGCAGAGATTTTTGAGATTTTTTTCGTTGAGTACGTATGTGTGTATATACATGACATGGTGGGCATTCTGATTTGATACAGGTGTACTAAATAGAGTAGTCGCGCAGGGTAAAAGTTTCTTTAAAACCGGAGTTTAGTACCACCCCAGTATTAGTTGCAGGGTGACTTCAGTTGTAACGGATACTGGAGTGTTACTTAACTCATCAGACCCTCACCTACATGAGTATGGGGGGGATGAAGTGCTTACTATCTGTTGTTAATCAGTGCTTTATTAGGTAGTCGCGCAGGGTAAAGACAACCTGTTAACTTTTTTGTTGACACAGTATTAAGTGTGGTTCATAGTGGGTCTCATCAACCAACTAGGATACAAACTATGACACAAACTGCTACTATAAAGATCACTCAGCGCATGTTGAGCAAGTCCATCATTGACGCAAACAAGTCAGTGGTGGCTTTTGCTAAAGAACATCTCACCACAGACTACGACCAGATAGAGAATGGTCAGAAGGCCACCTTCGCGGGGTTCTTCACAGATGATTTCAACTCTCAAGAGACACAAGTACGCCTCTACCGCAGACCGCGTGGAGACAAGCTTCTGTCCATCAAACATCTATCTAAATGGGCAAAGGTTGGGGACACCGTTGTCCTTAAGAATGAAGTCGCCCTGAACCCTACCTCTAACTACTTTGTTATTAGAATTAACGTAATCAATGGAGAAGCAGAATGATTGATACCAAAACTCACAAGGTAAAAGTCTGGGACCACAACGATGCCGTGGTCTACGTCTATGAAAATCGTTGGGAGAAGACTAATCCCGCCGATAAAGAGTGCCATAAGCATAAGCACTGGAAACAGGTACTGACTGCCATCCCAATGAACTTCACTTATGATCCAGAACTTACTGAAGATATGGTTGTGGAGAAGGTTCAGGCCGTGGCTAATTCGTTAGAGGCTTGCTACGCCTATGATGTTGACTGCTATGAAATAGGTATCTCTTATGTCATTAACTACAACCGCCAATATGTGAATGCATAGGAGAAACCCATGTCTAAAGATGAAATATTCAGCAAATTCATATGGTCTATTGGTGGTTTGACTGAGGTAATCGGTCAAATGCACTGTAGCACCACGGATGAAGCTACTAAGCTACACTGGCATGATGATGAGAACTACTGGTTCACGTTAGAAATGCGTGAAGACGGTATCTATGCAGAGATAGACGATAGTACGGATGCAAAGACTATGTATGCGGCTATCGGCTACTGCCAGTACCACCAAATTACCTACAGTCTGCCTTGGCACATGAGAAAGGCCAAGCTTGATGAGTAAAGCTCCTTATGTACGACCCCGAATGAGGGGCAACCGTATGGTCTACGGTGTTAGACCTACAAAGCAAGTTCTGGGTGCATTCCCAGAGCTAACCTTTGAAACCTATGAGAACAAACAGGACGCCAATGCCCGTGGCTATGAGATCAAGCGTAAGTTTGAGGCTTGGAAGTCTGGCAACCATGATGATATACATGTGGATGAGCGTTCTGTTGAGGCTATCATTCAGGCATACAAACAATCCAATGCCTACAAGAACATTAATAAGGATGAGACTAGGAGATCATACCTTAGCCACCTTCGATATGCCTCTGCTATACACGTAGGTACTGTGTTATTCGATAGAATGCTTGTGTCTAACGTAAACTACAAATACGTACAAAACCTATGGCAACACATACAGAATGATGTCTCTACACACAAAGCTAACCATACGGTTAAGGTACTAAAGCTGGTTTGGATGGAAGCACTGCGCTCTGATAGCGTCAAAACTAACCCATTCTCTCTACTTAAACTACCAAAGCTACCTGACAGAGAGGTCATGTGGCCTGAAGAGCATATACAGGGCATGATAGACTTCTGTGATGCACAGGGGCGGCAGAGTATGGGTACTATGATTACTCTGGCGTATCAGTTCTGTCAGCGTGTAATAGATGTACGCTTACTTACATGGGACAACTTCAATCTAGATGCGGGTCACTGTAATTTCACACAACAAAAGACGGGGGCTAAGATGTCTATATCTATTACCCCATCTGTCCGAAAACGTCTGGAGCTACACACTCGTAGCAATAGGGATAGCTATGTTTTGCGTGAGGAAAGCACAGGGAAACCTTACACCAGTGATCGGTCAGTTAAATCCTTTAGAAAATTAGCTAAAGCATATGGCCTACCTGTCGCATTTGATAGTGTCACTAATATGTATACTAACATTTGGCTAAACGACCTTCGCCGTACTGGTACTACCCATGCAAGTCGTGCTGGCTGTACGGACAGGGAACTAATGTCTTTAACCGGACACCGTAACCCTCAGATGCTGGTAGTATACGCCAAGCATGGGAACATAGAAGCTGAAAACGCAATGCGTAAACGAGGACTACTCTGAATGACATGTTTTAAAGATAAGTACACTCATGCCGGACACGAAGATAAGTACAAGGTTTTCTTAGTGTATGATGAGAGTTTGGACAATGTAGAGCGGCTGGCAGGTATGGGCAACACCATGCCCTATCCTCGCCTAAGATCAATGCTAGTAGGTGCTAAGTGGCAGTCTGCTAGAACCAAAAAAACTTACGAGAGGATACTCTAATGGGTATTGAACAATTAACTGTGGACTACCTTGAACACAGCGGGTCTGATATTTCAGTTGTCAACGCAGCTAGGGTGTCATTCGATCTACGGTCTAAGCCGTTAGGTCTCTCAGGTGTTGGTGATGGCCCTATGATACCTGTCATCCATGACTTGGATAAGAGGCTGATCAAGTATTTGGCTGAACATGAACACTACAGTCCATTTAACCATACCTTTGTTACCTTCAGGTGCAGCGCACCCCTCTTTGTTATGGGGCAGCTTAAGAAACATGAGTATATGCCGTGGAATGAAATATCTCGCAGATACGTGAGTGCTGCCCCAGAGTTTTATCGCCCAGATACTTGGCGTGAACGTAGTGAGGATAAGAAACAAGGATCGTCTGATAAAACAGTGGAAACCTTGGAATGGTCTGAATTGGATACTGAGTACAGTACAGAAGAGCATCCTATCTGGGAGTTCTGGGAAGAGCCTATCCCAGAGTATACGGATTTTATCTATGGGGAGGTGTCTCAACTCTACCAGAGTATGATAGATAATGATGTGTGTCCTGAACAGGCTAGGATGGTACTGCCACAGTCTACTATGAGTTCATGGATATGGAGCGGCACAGTCAAGGCAGTAGCCAAGATGTGTAAGCTTCGCTGTACGCCTGACACTCAGTACGAGAGCCGTGTGATAGCAGATAAGATCAGTGAACACATGTACACCCTGTACCCTGTAAGCTGGTCTGCACTAATGGGTACTAACCATCCACGTATACGACCTATGACTAATGAAGAACGCCAAAGATCAAAGGATAAACATAATGGGACATAAGCTATCTGACTTAGAGCCAATGATTATGGACTGTTGGTCAGTCTGTAATGATCTAGAGACAGTTTTCAAACAGGTAGGGGATGGTGATCGTGATCCTACACCCGATGAACTGATGAACACACTCATGGGTATGCAACAGCTATATCAGTGGAAGTTTGATCAACTGTTCTTCAAATATGAAGCGATTCTTCGGAGTTAGTAAAACTAATGTCACATTGTCACTGTGCAATAACCAAAAGTGCAATGACAATGTGCCAACCAATTACCCTATGGTGCAATTAACTTCTAATTAGGTGTTGACTGAACCAATTAACCCTGTATCCTTCGGATGCGCCCGATAGGGTGCATTATAAGAACTAGGACTATAACCATGACCTATGCCCAACAACTAAAGTTAGTACAGACTATACAAGTACAAGAAGGTGAGACACTCGTAGTAACATGTCCCTTCTGCTACGGCCCTAAGAAGTTGGCTGTATCAAAGTCTGGCGGTAAACTACTATGGTACTGCTACAGAGCATCATGTGAAGCTAAAGGAGCATACTCAGGCAGACGTAATCAAAAGGCTGTTAGAGACTACTTAAGCAATACATCCCCTAATAAGAATAAACCTGTTAAGCCTATACCAAATATAACTACGGCTGTAGAGAACCATGCACCCGCAATGGAGTACTTGCAGAGCGTTAATAGTGTTGAGGCGTACCAGAATGACTTCATAAAGGTACGCTATGCCCCAGCCGAAGACAGAGTGCTGTTCTACGGGCAGAATGGTGCAGTAGGTAGATCACTCAGGAAGTTTGGCCCCAAGTGGTTGTCCTACGGTGAACTCCCTGATGGCATACATGTAGGTACAGGTAATATTGCTGTACTAGTGGAAGATACCCCATCTGCGTGTGCTGTTAGTAGACTGGACGGAGTAGTAGGTGTAGCCTTGCTAGGAACTACCGTGACTTCTAACATTAAGAAAACACTCAACAACTTCCACGAAAAGTATTTAGTACTTGACAAGGATGCATCCCTGAAGTCTATTCACCACGTAAGATGCGTGGATAGAAGCATTAAAGTACGATTAACTAACGTAGATTTAAAATATTTGGAGATAGATAAAATAAACCAACTACTAAAAGGAAATAGCTATGAAAGCGAGAACAATTTGTTTGATTGATTTTCAGATCGACGGGGGCTTTAAAGCTGCTCTATTAAGTACCAACTATTAGGAATAACTATGGACAAATCATTATTGAAGAACTGTTTGAAGTACAACTTCTATGAACAGAACAAGACTAAGCTTAGGGCATCGCTCTTTGAGGACACACTGAAAGAGGTGTTTGAAACTATAATAGGGTTACATGAGAAGTTTGCCCAAGACATAACTCCTCTAGAACTGTTTGCTTTTTGGAAGGCTAACAACCCTACATCTACCAAGTCATGGGCGGATGATATAGAGGATACCATCAACTCTACCAGTAGTGCAGAGGATATACACCCTGACATTGCTACTGACGTTATTGAAAACTTATGGCGGCAGAGCGTAGGGCTAGATGTAGCTAACTTAGGCATCAAGATGTCTGAGGGCGAGGTAGCTGCTATGGATGATCTGAATAGGCTACTGGATCGTGTAGCTGAGGGCTACCTACCTGATGACTTTGGTGATCCTACTACAGATGATATATATGAGTTACTTGCTGTCACATCTGATGCAAACCGTTGGAAGTTTAACATCGAAACCCTTAGCCGTAACGTCTACGGTGTGGGTGCTGGTGAATTTGCTGTTGTGTTTGCTTGCCCTGAAACAGGTAAATCAGCATTCATAGTTAGCCTGTGCGCTGCACCAAAGGGCTTCTGTGAACAAGGTGCTAAGGTACTGTTCTTGGGCAATGAGGAAAGTACGAAGCGTACTAAGCTCAGGGCTATTCAGTCCTACACAGGATTAACCCGCGAAGAGATAGAGTTTGACCCTGTAGCTGCCCTATCCCGATACTCTGGTATCAAAGACCGCCTTATCATGAAGGATATCCAAGAGTGGGATGTTCAGAAGATGGAAGGCTATATAAACAAGATCAAGCCGGACTTGGTAATTATCGACCAAGCCGACAAGGTGGCTGTTGCTGGTCAATTTAATGCTGGGCATGAGCGTCTTAGGGAACTGTACCGTAGGCTGCGTGAAACCGCTAAGAAGTATGACTGTGCAGTAATAGGTGTATCCCAAGCTTCCGCTGAAGCAGAGAACCGTACACGGCTTACTATGACTATGATGGAGGGTAGCCGTGTAGGTAAAGCTGCTGAAGCTGACCTGATCATAGGTATTGGCAAATTAAACAGCGGTGAAGAGGATGGACCAGACAATAGCCGCTTCTTAACAGTCATGAAGAATAAGCTGTCAGGCTTTCATGGTACAATCATGTGCAACATAGAGCCGGAGATAAGCCGCTATGTCGTATAATATATTAGTACTAGACCTAGAAACCACGGTCCAAAGAGTGGAGGGACGAATTGATAATAGTCCTTTCAACCCATTTAATAAGTGTGTCTCTGCACACTACGGCTTCCTAGAGGATGGTGACGTTATTGTTACCAATGATATCCTATTTCATACACTACTCGAACAGTCTGTTGACTATGTGACTGCGGATCACACGTTTCTAGCAGAAAGCCTACGTAAGGCTGAACTGCTTGTGTGCCACAATGCCAAGTTTGATATCCTCTGGCTGTTGGAGATGGGTTTTACCATCCCTGACAAAGTTTACTGTACCATGATCGGAGAATATATACTGTCCAAGGGTCAGCGTAGGCTCATATCCCTTAAGGAGAGTGCCTTACGCCGAAGGCTAGTGAACCAGAAGAAGGGTGACCTAGTAGATCAGATGTTTAAGGACGGTACTGACTTCTCTGAAATGCCACTAGATACTATGGTTGAGTACGCAGAAGCAGACGTAAAGACCACAGGCGAACTGTATCTATCTCAACAGCAAGACTTTCTGAAGGAAGAGAATGAGTCCCTTAACCCTGTAGTAGACCTAATGAATGATATGCTCATGTTTCTTGTTGAGATAGAGCGTAATGGTACTGCTATATCACTGGACACCCTAGAGCAGGTGGAAAGGGAATTTGAACTAGAGAAGAATGAGTTAACTACAAGACTTAAACAAATAGTTGAGATAGTTATGGGTGATACCCCTATTAATTTGAATAGTGGTGCTGATATGACCAAGGTGGTGTACTCCCGTGGGGTAACTAGCCGTGAAGCTCATCAGCAAACCTTTAACATAGGAACTAATGCGGCAGGTAAGTCATTAGGACCTCCTAGAATGACACCTAAAGAGTTTTCTGATGCAGTACGGTCCACCACTACTATTGTACAGAAGACTATGGCTATTCGTTGTATGGACTGTAACGGAATAGGTACTATCCAGAACTATAAGAAGAAGACTGTCACCAAATTGGGTAAGAAGTATATGGTTCAAGGCGAACCCTATAAGAACCGTAACAAGTGTAAGACCTGTAAAGGATTAGGGGCAATATATAATCCAACAGGTGAGACCGCTGGACTTAAGATGACACCTAAGAACCCTAACTATGCTTCCATTAATGGCTTCAAGACAGATAAGGAAACCATCAAGCTATTAATACAACAGGCACAAGGTAAGGGCTATGACATTGCAGTAGAGTTCCTTACTAAGATGAGTAGGCTTAATGCCATATCCACCTATTTAGACAGCTTTGTAGCTGGCATACAGCGAGGTACACGGTCTAGTAGCCTACTACACGCAAACTTCAACCAGTGTGTGACTGCTACTGGTAGATTAAGTAGTAGTGAACCAAACTTACAAAACCAGCCGAAGAGAGGCTTCCCTGTACGTAAGGCTATTGTATCTAGGTTCGGAAGTTCGCATCTGATTGTTGAGGCTGACTACTCCGGCCTAGAATTTAGAACATGTGTGGAGTTATCTAAGGATGCTCAGGGTATGTCTGACATACTTGAAGGCAAGGATATCCATGCACAGAGTGCTGGCATCATTCTACAGAAACCCGCTAGTGAAGTTACTAAAGAAGAACGTCAATTGCAGGGAAAACCTAATACTTTTTTACCCCTTTTCGGCGGAACTGGGTATGGTTCACCAGATCATGTCAAAGCCTACTTTGGTCGGTTCTATGAGATTTATGAGGGCATACACGGCTGGCATCAGGCTCTCATGTCTGGGACGCTAAAGAATGGTACAGTACAGACACCCTCTGGTAGGCAGTACTTCTGGCCTAATGTTACCCGTACTAAGAACGGCAGGGTCACCCATGTTACTCAAATCCTTAATTACCCCGTACAGGGCTTTAGTGCAGACTTAGTGCAGCTTGCTTGCATTAGGGCTTTAAGACTTTTTAAGGCATCTAAACTACAGTCTAAGTTAATATTAACCGTCCACGATAGTATTGTAGTAGATTGCTTTGCTCCTGAGTTAGAGCAAGTAAAAGCAATACTAACAGAGGCCATGACAAAGGTAGGAGATGAGTCCAAAGAGCGTTTTGGATACGCACTAGAAGTCCCCCTCAACATTGAGATAAGTGCGGGAAATAATTGGTTAGAACAGGACGAATTAGTGTTGACGGATACCACCTAACTGTAGTACAATGATAACTCTTAACAAGGATGAACCTATGAATGAATTAGTAAATATATCAGGCAACCTAAGCCTAGACGAATTGGCATCTAAATTAGGCGCAACTTCAGGTAATACCAAAGGGCCAAGTATCCCTACACTGAAGATTAATTCTCGCGGCGAAGATACCAACGGGGTACAAATCCCTCTTGGGGCTTTCTTTCTCAATACTCCTATTGATGATAGGGTGTATGCTAAGGATGGCGTAGCCTTTCAGGCATTGAGTAATAAAATTCAATACCAGCATTGGGGTGAAGAAGGTCTTATCAATAAGTCTATCCTGTTGGATTGGGCTAAAGAAGAAGGCCGTGATATGCTGGGCGGTTACAATTGTAATATGCCTACGTATGAACAGTCCCGCAACTTCACTGAGGAAGAGCGTAAGCAGTACAATGGTATAGACCGCTATCGCATTGTACGGGGGTTAGTGTCTTATAAGGGTACTACTTCGTCCGGTGAGGAACGGGTAATAGAAAATCAACCTTGTGTACTCTCGCTTAAGCGTAAGAACTATGGCCCTTTCTATCATGACGTACTCAATCGTATGGGTGATAAGAAGCTATGGGACTTTTCTAGTCTGCTTAAGGCAGATAAAGTACAAAGCCCTAAAGGTGCAACTTACTATGTTATGCGCTTTGAGCCTCAGTTTGGTTCACCTATCCCTATGTCACAGGACATTCATGACAGCTTGAGTGCTGTACTGGAGTTAATTGACTCAGAGAATGGTCGTATTGAGGATGCTTGGAAAAAGTCTAATACCCAGCATGTGGAGAGTGCGTTAGATGATGATCTAGCAGACACTCTAGAGGAACTAGAACAGTCTTTTGACGAAGCCGTATAATGGGTATTGTTAAAAATATGAGCAATTTTGTGTACCACTCTACTAGTGGTGTATCTTCCTCTGCTGTTAAATCCGTTAATAAGAAATCGTTAGCTCACTGGAAGGGTGAAAAGCGTACACAGACAGCCGCTTTTACTATGGGTACTGCTGTACATGCTTTGCTTCTTGAAGAAGATAAGAACCTAGTACACAAAGGTCCAAAGACACGCCGTTCTAAGACCTTCGCGGAACAAGAAGAAAACCTCAAAGAGGATGAAGTTCTCCTGACTGAGGTTGAATACTTTACCGCTAAGAAGATTGCCAATAGTACCCTAGCCAATAAGGATTGTGAGAAGTTCTTACGCCATAAGGATAGGGAAAACGAAGTAAGTATCTTTGCAGAATGCCCTAAGACAGGTCTTATGTTAAAGACAAGGCCGGATTTACTAATCCAAAGTGAGAAGACTGTGTTTGATGTTAAAACCACACAGGATGCTTCACCAATGGGGTTTTCTAATGAGTGCTTCCGGTATGCTTACGATATCCAAAGTGCATTCTATCTGTATGTGTGTCAGTTGGCTGGTCTTGACGTTAGTGAATTTAAGTTTCTCGCAGTGGAAAAGGCTGCACCTTATGTCTCTCACGTTCATGTTGTTTCAGAAGATTTACTAGCAAGTGCTACGAAGCGTATGCATAGTACACTCGCATTAATTGCTTCTGCACAGGACCAAGAAATCTATGATACTGGATGGGGTGACTACAGTATTATTGAACTACCTAAATGGCTATAAGCACTCAAAGTGCGAAGGCAAAGGGGCGCAGACATCAGCAATGGGTTAGGGACAAAATATTAGCTCTCTTTCCCAAAGCACTCCTCCCCGATGATGTCCGTAGTACCTCTATGGGCGCTGGCGGTGAGGACATACAATTAAGTCCTGCCGCCAGACGCTTATTTCCTTATTCCATTGAATGTAAGTCCTTTAAAAGCTTCGCAATATACAAAGTAATGGAACAAGCTAAAGAAAACTGCCCCAAGGGTGCAGAACCTGTAGCAATCATAAAAGGTGATCGCCAAAAGCCACTGGCGGTCATGGACGCAGACCACTTCTTTAAATTAACCAACCGAAAGTAACCCATGTCAAATAATACACTTAGTACTATGAACATTCACATGATTATAGACACCGAAAATGACGTAATAGATGTAGAAATGGAGCATGATATTGATGAAAGCATGGATGAAGACAAAGCTGAGTTCTTCATAGACCTGCTAAATGGTATTGGCTTTAAGATTGATGCTGAGACAGAAAGTATTTCGTTTCAGGGTGCATTATTACGTAAAATAGGTGAGCTACAAGACCTTTTGGAAGACTACGAGGGTGAGGAGCTAGGTTTTGAACCCGATGAGCAGTTACTAGCTAAGATTAAGGAAGCTAAGGCGGATACTGCCACAAGCATCTCTAACTGCAAAAACGTAATCTCCATCAAAAGTAAGCTACACTGATGCGTGGCGGTGAAGATTTTGAAAAGTCAATCTTAGGTTCTGGTTCAGAGGATTTTGTTAATAATCCACCGCACTACAACAAAGGCTCAATAGAATGCATTGAGGCAATGAAGGCTATGTCAGACGGGGTAGCAAGTTCATCGCCCCACGGGTGGCAGATGCAGCTTCATGGAGCCTACTGTTGGCAGAACGCATTTAAATATCTTTGGCGCTGGCCCTACAAGAATGGCGTCGAAGACCTACGCAAGTGTCGGTATTATTTGGACCGATTAATTAAGGAACTAGAAGAATGATTAGTAATGACGATATTGAAGCATTTAAAGATATGCAAGAGCCTGTGCCACAGATGGGCCTTCATAATATGCCTAAAGATTGGGATCATCCCCATCCTTCCCCGCTGACAATGGTTACTGATTTTGCCAAGCGTATGGAGCAACCCCTCAACCAACCGTGGGCCGATACTAAGCAGCTTGAGGACTTTAGATGGGGTCTAATACAAGAAGAGTACGGGGAAGCTTTTGATGAGAGTTGTAACGGCAATAGCCCTAGCAACATGCTCAAGGAATTGGCTGATCTTGTCTACGTAACTTACGGATACTGTGCAACCTACGGGTGGGACTTGGATAGAGCCGTGCGCCGTGTCCATCAATCAAACATGAGCAAATTGGGGCTAGATGGCAATCCCCTAAAGAATGCTGAAGGCAAAGTTGTCAAAGGCCCAAACTACAGACGCCCCGATTTAACTGACTTAGTGGAGACCAACAATGAGTAATTACCTACCTACCGATTACCAAACCTTTATCGCAACTAGCCGCTATGCACGTTGGCTAGACGATGAGGGGCGCAGGGAAACTTGGGGTGAAACAGTATCCCGCTATATGAAAAATATCGTAATGCCCATCACAGGGGATGATACTTACATAAAGGAAATTGAACAGGCTATTCTTGGCCTAGACGTAATGCCTAGTATGCGGTCACTAATGACTGCGGGTCCAGCGGCTGCGCGGGACAATACCTGCATGTATAACTGTAGTTATTTAGCCGTAGATAACCCTGTAGCCTTCGATGAGGCTATGTTCGTCTTGCTGTGTGGTACTGGGGTTGGCTTCAGTGTAGAGCGCCAGTTCATTGATAAACTTCCTGAAGTCCCTACGCTCTTCGATAGCGATACTATCGTCATGGTCAAGGACAGTAAGGAAGGTTGGGCTAAAGCTTTCCGTCAAGTTTTGGCACTCCTATGGGCTGGTGAAATTCCTAAGTGGAATGTTGATAAGGTAAGGCCATCTGGGGCTAGATTAAAGACCTTTGGTGGTAGGGCAAGCGGCCCCGCTCCATTGGTTGATCTATTTAACTTTGCTGTCAATACTTTTAAGGCCGCACAAGGACGTAAGCTCTCATCCATTGAGTGTCATGACCTTATGTGTAAGGTTGGCGAAATAGTGGTTGTTGGTGGAGTTCGCCGCAGTGCCATGATTTCATTGAGTAATTTGTCAGATGATCGTATGCGCCATGCTAAAAGTGGTAAATGGTGGGAGAATGATCCTCATCGTGGCCTAGCTAATAACTCTGTGTCGTACTCTGATAAACCTGATGGTATCTCCTTCATGCGTGAGTGGATGGCTCTGGTAGAGAGTGGTTCAGGTGAACGTGGTATCTTCAATAGACAGGCCGCTAAGAAACAAGCTGCTAAGAATGGACGCCGTGATCCTAATCATGAGTTCGGGACAAATCCATGTTCGGAAATAATTTTACGGAATGGGCAAGTGTGCAATTTATCTGAGTGTGTAGTCAGAGCTACTGATACTTTGGAAGACTTGGAGCGTAAGGTACGAATTGCTACCATCTTAGGTACTATTCAATCTACCTATACCAAGTTCCCGTACCTACGCAAAATGTGGGAGAAGAATACCGCTGAAGAGCGTCTTCTGGGTGTGTCTCTAACAGGTATTATGGACAATCCTCTTATGACTACGGCTAACAATGGTCTATCTAAAACACTGGAGCATTTAAAGAGTGTGGCGGTTAAGACTAACGCTGAGTGGGCTGAACGTCTTGGTATCCCTGTCTCTACTGCTATCACATGCGTTAAGCCAAGTGGGACAGTTTCACAACTTGTATCGTGTTCTTCAGGAATACACTCGCGGCATAGTCCATACTATATTCGTACTGTTCGTGGTGATAACAAAGACCCGCTAACACAGTTTATGAAAGATCAAGGCATTCCCAATGAGCCAGAAGCGTTTAAGCCTGATCAAACGACTGTATTTAGCTTTCCAGTGCAGTCTCCTATTGGTGCAGTCTGTACGGAAGATACTACTGCGATTGAGCAGTTGGAGATGTGGTTGATGTACCAGAGGCACTGGTGTGAGCATAAACCCTCTGTTACTATCAATGTTAAAAAGAATGAGTGGCCTGAAGTAGGCGCATTTGTTTACAAAAACTTTGATGAGATGTCGGGTGTAAGCTTTCTGCCTTTTGATGATCACACTTACCAGCAACCACCTTACCAGAACTGTTCTAAAGATGAGTATGAAGCCCTCCTATCCGTTATGCCTGAGCGTATTAATTGGTCGGAACTGTCTGATTATGAAAAAGAAGATACTACTGTTTCTATGCAAACGATGGCGTGTTCTGGAGATAGCTGTGAGCTTGTAGATATCTCTGCATAAATCTGATTTAATTACAAAAAAAGCCCCCTTACCAGTTGACGGTTCGGGGGCTTTTCTTATATAAGAAGCATGTGAGGTTTGGTTATCCTTGCTAGTTGGTTGAAGCCCTCTGTTAGCAATAGCAGGGGGTTTCTTTTAAAATACTTTGTATAACTCATATATTGCATTTAGTGTGGTAGTTAAGGCTCCAGCACCAGAGGATACTGCACTGCCAAAAGCACCGGACGTTTGTTCGTCTTCATCCTGTACCCTGACATCGTACTTAGCCGCATACCCAGAAGAGGTTAAAAGCTCCTTTACGGCTCGTTCAATCTCACCAGCTTGTCTACGTCTGGCTACCATCTCAGCTACCCTAGCAAACTCTCTAGGGTTAGATATTATGAGACCTAATGTATCTTCTCCTACTTTTTTAGCAGCGTCCTCCATTGCGGCAACCATGTTGGCTGACCCACGGCGCATTGCTGCGGAGGTAGGGTTCATATAACCGCCTGTAATCAGGATAGCGCCCTGAACGGAGTCCCGAATACCTAGCTTTGGTACAGTGTCTGATCCGACACCTCCGGCAGTGGTCTTTAAATTTGCCGATAGGTTTACACCAGTTAATTCCCCAAGAGCTACTTCAAAGCCTTGCATTAGGTATGGTTCGTCTTTGAACAGTATCCTCAAACCGGAAAGTGTACCGTCTAGTTCCTCATTAGTAAGCTTTGATAATCTTGCTAGCTTAGTGTTATACGCTGCTGCATCTGGTTTAACGAGACCTATAGGCGTTGAGCCAAAGATACGTGCATTAACCTGCTTGATTGCAGAAGATTTAACAGATTGAAGTACAAGGTCTCTTTGTGGCCCCGGTGGAATATTATTTATCTCTGCCAGTAAAGCTTCCATAGCTCCACCAGAGTTTTTACCCGTGACTAATTCACCAATGACTATATCAGGACGATCAACAGACTTGTTTTTGTTATAGGTATCCACGAACTTATCTAGAATACTAGTATCTAGAGCTTCCTCTTGCCTCTTGGCTTGTTCAAGCAGCTTATCCGCAGCCAATGTCTTAGAGCCAAGCTCTACTTGAACAGAGTCTATTTGATTTATCGCCTTTTGTAGGTCAGCGTATAGAGGTGAGCCGTTGTTCTTAAGTTGTTGAGCTACAGTATTGAACGAGTCCTGTGCGGCTCTATAATCCAGCCGTCCCTGAACCGTATCAATGTTTTTTAAAGCCTTAGCCATTTTGATAGTGGCCTGAGAGATATAGTAATCCATAACTGGCTTAGATACGTCTGCACCCATAGCTAGCTCTAGCTGTTTAAACAATTCCCCTGTCTTATCTGACATGACTTCAGTTGCTAGGTTAGGAGACGCTACGTTTATCTCCCTTTGGCCTACAGGTAGTGCATTTTCCAAAACAACAGGGATGTTGTCTCCTCTGTTAACACGCTCACTGAGTAACTCAGAGTAGCGTTTCATAAACCCTGTCTCTGACCACTTACTCTTAGCTGCGTTAAAGATACTGTCTGCCGCGACAGCCGCATCTGCGGTTGCTGTGTCAGCTACTTCCCGCATATACCCTAGCTGACCATCAGAACCAGTAATATGCTTTTTCAGATCAATTAGCTTGCTGGCGATAGGAGACCCCGATGGTTCTGCTCTAATCATTTGCTCAAGCTTTTGTTTTAGCTTGTACAGGTCTTGGAAGCCTATTGATCCTTCAAGACCTGATAGAACCTCATCCACAGTCTGTAACCGCGTTGTACCGCCCTGCGAAGGCATCGTGCTAGAGAAGTATTGCTCCGCAGCCTGTGGGCTGTCAAACTGTGAGGTATTAGGGGCCGATAGGTCTAGTTCCTTGGGCCTAAACACAGATCGTATTTCAGATAGGATGTTAGATAATTTAGTATTATCCTTACCTTCAGTTCTGAGCGGATCAATCTCCGTTACTACTTGAGTTAGTTTCTCCCGTAGCATATTTAGCTGGGTTTTATCTAGAGGGGTGTTTGGGATTGCAAGATAAGCGTCTTCTACCTCTTTCCAAGTCTGGCGATATGCCTCAACACCGTCTTCACCAAATACTTTAGATATAACCAATAAGTCTGTTGTTTCATCTAGTAATTCTTTAGGATCAACCCCGTCAAGCATTTGCTTGATTACAGGGTTCTCTGCGAAGACTTCATTTGTCTGTGCTGCTAGAGTATCTACGTTTTCTTTAGCAATTTGTGTTTCTATGGCTGCGCTATCTAATTCAGCATTACGTACATTAACCAAATCCTGTCCAGCGTCCTTAGTGGTAAAACCTTCAGGAACAAGATCATCAGCGGCCCTAGCAATTGTACTCTGAACACCGTCCATCATACCAGCCTGTACCTGCCTAGACTGCATGTTTTCAGGAACCGCACGTTGTATGTCTATCATGCGCTGTACTAGTTCGGTGGCTTCTTTATTAACAAAGGCATCAAACCCGTCACCCATTTGGCCCTTAAGCTTCTGGTTGGTTACTGTGACGTAAGCTTCTGCGCCTTTCATTAGGGCGTTCACGGTATCAACCGGAATAGCACCTTCTACATCGCCTATCTTAAGATGCACTTCAGCGTTGTTGTTTAGTACTTTGGCTAGTTGACGTACATTTTGTAAGAAGTCTTTACCACCAAGGTCTTTAAGTTTTGGGTCTAGATATACTAACGTGTTAAGGATAGTACCTTCTTTAATGGTTCTAGTTAAGTACTCTTTATTCAACGCTGCCCCTAATCCTTTACCATATCGGCCTAGAAACCCTGCACCCTTCATGAGACCTGCTAAAGCAACGTCGAATACGCCATCAACTACAAGACTATCAACCACCATAGCTACGTCATTAGCGGTTTCTTCTTTAATATTGGGCAATAAGGACTTAATATTTTCACCAGTAACTAGGAGGCTACTATCACCATCAGTTGTGACTACAGACTGTGCAAAGGCTGCACCTAAAGAGCCGCCTAAGTATGCCCTAGCCGCAGGTTTTAGCTTAGACCCTGCCCCAGCTACAGTCTTGAATGTCTTATACCCTTTAGCCGCTGGAATACCGAAGGCAATCATATCAGTCAGGAAGCCTTCAAAGCCACCGGACTCTAGCTCTGGTATTCTTTTCTCTAGGTTACTTTCTTCAGTGATATTTACTTCTAGCTTACCATCGTCGCCCCGTTCTACTAATCCACCAATAGAAGTAACAATACGTCTAGCACCACTGTCGATAGCTCTAGTAAGCATATTACTATCTACCGAAGGGATACGGGTCATTTTTATTTCATTGTTGTCGTCTATCTCGTAATATACTGATTCTGTTTGTTTATTTAATATCGTGTTAGTTAGGGCTAGTGGCGCTCCCCCCGCAGGTTGTTCACTATAATTATTAGCGGTTTCGGATACTACACTAGAAGACGCCCACCAAGGTACTTCTGTAGTGGGATACTTAGCTTTCTCAGCTTCAGCCGCTGCGTCAAACTCAGCCTGTTGATCTCGTATTTCCTGACGTTCTACTTGGGCATCGTTGGGGTCATCAGATGCCCCAATAAACTGCATCGCATCTCCGAAATAAGCTTTACCCTTACCAAAAAGACCTTGTTCATCCGGCTGTACTACGGCCTCACCAGCTTCATTCTTAAGATCGCCGTAGAAGTAATCATAGTCCTTTACTGGGTCAGACTGCTTCTGCTTAAGCTTATCCGTAGCACCCGCTGTTATGACCTCTATTTGCATCTGCTTTTGGGCATTGGACAACTGCGTATCGTTTTGGATACGACTAAGAGTGGACTGATAGTATTCGTCACTCTCTAGAAGCTCCTGTGTCCGTTGTAGCTCTGCTTCTTCGCTAGCCGCAAGTTCCAGCTCTAGTAGTTCTTCTTGGGATAATTCTTCCATACTTACTGTCCTTGCGATAAAATTAGCTGCGCTTGAGCCTTACTAAGTTTGGGGTCTAGCCGCATCAAAGTACCTATGATTATGCTATCACTGTAGTCTTTACTTTTCAGAAAAGTAATTTGATTACTTGATTTAGCTATACC